AATAGCCAGTGTGGTGCCCACAGGAGCCTGTGCAGACATGTCAGACACCTTCATGTCCGCCATACCCGCGAAGCGACGACCTTCGTCTACGATGGTCCCTAGGAGGCTGTAGAGCACTTGACTTGGCTCTTTGTACGGCAACGGCATAATATTATCGCGCATCGTACCTGACGCTACGTCTACATCACGCCATTCAGCAGGACTTATCGGGGTGTCGTCACCCTTGACACGCAAGCCCTTAGTTTTGAACCCACCCGGGAGATTAGATAGAGTGCCAGCATCAACAAGCTGACGAATAAGACTGGTACCAGACTTAGCAAAAGCACCAATGAGATGAATAAGGCCAAAAGCATAGAAGCCAAAGCCCGGAACGTACGAGTAATGTACGAAGTGATTGCGTTTAAGTTTCTTTTTATCATCGGGGTTCCAGTTACGGCGAATAGATAGGACCGTTTCGGTCTCTTTATCTATAGTAATAACGTATGGGAGTGCTATTTCGAGGTCATTTTCGGCCTTATCACGGTAGTCATCGTCTTCAATGACTAAATCTACGTGCATTTCTAGTAGTTTGTACCGATCATCGGTCTCGGCACGGAAGCCAAGCTGTTCCGAAATCTTCTGCTCTACTTCATCCATCGAGTTGACAGGTTCTGGCAGGTCTATATCACGGTAAAAACCCGACGCTTGTAGCTTTTTAAGCTCGTTCGGGGTCTTCCGCATTACATGGGTGACGCGTTCAGCGACTTCCAAGCTGGACGCGCCATAAGGTACGACAACATCTTCTGCTGCGACGTACATAGCAACTTGACGACCCAGTGACGGGTCGTAGTACACCTTCTTGAACGCATTACCTGCAAGACCAAGGCCCCACAACATGCGCTCATGCTCAGGGCGATACTCGACCATCACATCGGTCAACTGATAATTCATATCTTCTTGAACGCGTGCAGCGGCGTCCTTCTTCTCGTTAGTCTCTTTACCGATTATCTGCGTGCGCACCGGCCCTTGGGCTGGGAATGTCTCGCTCATAGTCTCGGCTTGGAACTTCACAACAGCTTCGGACAGCAGTGGATGATGCACACCACAGGCTCCGGGCCAAGGTTCTGTGCGATCCTCGACCTTCATACCCAACAACTCAAGACCATCTACATAAGTCTGTATCCAGTCCTTGCGGCTGCTGATATCTTCGTCAAACTCACCAAGTAGGTCGCCAGCAAGCTGTGTAAGCACGCTCTCGTCCATATCCTCGGCTAAGTTGTCGTTAAAGTCGCCCTCGTCTTCATCAGGGTCGATCTCGATCTCCATGTCACCAGCGCGGATTGTTACTTCCTCTGGGTCTTCGATCTCGATTTCTATGTCAGGACCTTCGTCCATCTCTGACATCATGGGAGACATACCCAGCGGGGCTTGGTTGAGAGCTTTGTCGATATCCATTAGTAGTATCCCTGATTACGATTTGATTTAAAATACTGGATTTCGTCTGGTTCGTCTAGCGTAGTAGTAATATAACCTCCGCGTCTGAACCTGTGCATTGCCATAGACACAGTATCCACAAAGTCGTCGTGGGTACCTGCAGGAAATTCTGCAACTTCATCAATGACTTCCTCGGCCCAGCGCGTCGCTGGTGCCCATACTCGGCCTGATGCAAATATATCCGCTACACCATTGAGCCTGCTGATCTTGTCGTTACCACGTGTCGGAGTGAACTCTTGGACCGGTATGCCCATAGCTCGCATCTCGTAGATGAGCGGCGCACCTGACGCCTTCTTTTCTATGATGACTCCGTCCGGTTGCCACTCTTTATACTCCTCGATGGCCACACGTTTAAGCTCCGGGAACTCCATGCGGTCCCTGAATGCGTTCAGGAGGATAATATTAGCCTGCGTCTCACCATTGGCGTCAGCCTGATAAAACACACCCCACGTTGTGCACGCCGAATAGTCGGCACGTTGTGTCTTCTCGAAGGCTGTATCCCAGCTTTGTAAGATAAACTCACAGCTTGGTGGGTTCTCACCTTCCCACTCCATCCACCACTCTCGTTTCACGATAGCCGCAGACTCGGACACCGGGTTCTGCTGATACTGCGCCATCCACTTACTGTTCGGAACGTCGCGCTTGACCTTCTCTAACTCCGGTAACTCCCAGAACTCAGGCCACAGCGGCAGTCCGCTGGGTAAAATTGCTGGAAATTCAATGACTTCCCACTCATCGAGGCTGTCATTAGCCACTGCATCTTTAAGTATCTGCCCTGTCAAGTCTCTTTTAGACCAACGTGTCATCACGATCACGATAGACCCACCCGGCTGAAGACGTTGACGAGGCCCAGATGTGTACCACTCGTAAGTCTTATCGTAGATGTCAGGGTTAACTTCTGCGATAGCCGCTTCCTGCTCGGAGTGCGGATCGTCAATAATGAGCACGTCAGCACCCTTACCGGTCACAGCACCACCAATACCAATAGCGAAGTAGTCCCCGCCCTTGGATGTGTTCCAACGCCCTGCTGCTTTAGAGTCGGAAGCCAGTGAGAGGTTAGGGAAGATATTGTGGTACACGTCCGTGTCCACAAGGTTACGTACTTTACGACCAAAGCCTACCGCGAGTTCTGCTGTGTGCGAGCACTGGATAATCTTCTTATGGGGGAACTTGCCGAGGAACCATGCAGGGAGCAGGTAAGAGGCGAACTCCGACTTCGTGTGTCGCGGTGGCATATTAATAATGAGCCGTTTGCACTCACCACGAGCAACGCGTTCGAAGGCATCTGCCATTTTTGCATGGTGTCGTCCCCCTATGAACGTCGGCCAGACTTCCTTGACAAACCCAAGGAACTTATCCTGCGCAATCTTCTTGGCTTTTAATTCTTGCAGCTTCTCAAGCTCAGCAAGAATCTTCTCCTGCTCGTGTACAGGTAGCAATGGTAGGATTTTAGGCAGATCAGCTAAGCTAATCTCCTCATTAAGCTTCAAATTAGGACGACCGGGTAAACCCATTACGCTTCATCACCCCAATCTTCTTCACCGTCTTCTCCATCTTCGGGGTCAACAGGGGTCACATTACGCTCGTAGACACCCAGTTCTTCGTCAAGGTCCATGCCAGTTGGGGTCATATCTATAACGTCAGCATTCAGTAGCCGTTTGATCCGCTCCTTGATGGCAGTCTCAAGCGCTTCGGGGCTGTTATAGTTAATGGTGATCTCGCTGCGGTCAGTGAACAACGCAATATCACTGTGCTTACCGAGTAGCTCTAGGGCCTTTAGCTCGTACTTAGTCTCACCACAGTTGGCGATCTCAAGGAGCTTGTTAGTTAACGCAGCGCGTACTTCGGTGATATCATGTGCTAGGTTGTGCCCATAGGTCTTGATGAACGCTGACGCCGCTAGAGCAGTCGAGTAGTTCTTAAGCGGGGCTACCTTCTGCTGTTTTACCACAGCATCAATCAGGGACTTTTCTTGTTGGAGCGTAGACAGGTCTACTTCCAAGGGAGCGCCAAGGGACTCGAGTAGTTCTGCCGTATTCGCCGCAACCATTACTTCATCCATGAAGGTGTCAAGCTGGTCAGGCTCTGTGCTGAACGGGACCGGGTGGTCCGTAGTGGGTTCGATCTTTACAACGGGCATGTGGCGCAGCGTCCGGTTTGAGGGAGCAGACGCATCTTATAGCTGCGGTAGTAGGGGGAAGTAAAGAGCTATTAATCTTTATGTGTTAAGCCACTACGCTCGTAGGTCTTCCTACGGTGGCAGTTAGAGCAACGCACTTCGCATTTAGCTATCTCGTCTTTTAGTTTTTTCATACTGACGCCTTTGCGTGCAGCGTCTGACAGGTTGAAGTGCTTATCCCGCACGTGGTCAAATTCTAAAATAATAGGATCGGTTTCCCCGCAGTCTACGCAGGGATTAGCTTTGAGGTGGGCAGTTATAAATGCACGAATGCGTTCTCGGGCTACCTTGCTGTACTCTTTAGCCTTGGCAATAACGCGGTCACGGTTCTTCTCATAGTGCCTACGGCTCGTTTCCCTCTGCTTTATCGGGTCATTGATAGGCATGGGTGGGGTCTATACCCCGTAAGTGGCAGATTTATGAAGGGAAAAGGGGTGGCGCGACTGCGAGGGGGGCACCACCCCTTCCGAAAGGTACCGCATAATGCCGAATGCGATGTGGAATAATACCATATACCTAAACAGTGTCAAGGTACCATTGACGGGGGGTCTAGGAATATTGGGTGCCGCGAAAACGGTGGCTAGAAAAATAGGGGGTGGGGGTATAAATCCGAAAACGGATTTAATTTCGGATTTTCGGCATGTGGAAATGATTGGTATTTTCCTGACTACCTGTAACCCGCAGGAAACCTAGGGTTTTTAATCCCGCTACCAGT